CGGGGTCTCATCTGCACCTATGCGAACCATGACCACCTGATATCTAGCCCCCACAAAATGGCGCAATAAGTCCTCAGGTATATCGTCAGGGTGCAAAGACAGGGTAAGGACATAGCCAGTTTTATCCTGCTTCAGCGCAACCTTGACGGCCTCAAAGTTCATGGTCTTCATCTGACCCCCTTAGAAAGGCACGTCTTCGTCGGGAACTTCAGGCTCCTTGGGTTTGACGTATGGCTCGGACACTTGCACGTAAACACAATCCTTGCCATTGATCTTCTGCTTCCATCCAGCGATCGATACCTTTACTGGGTCTTCGCTCTTGCTGATCAGCGCCTGAAGCAGGCTCTTCTCAATCATGAGATCACCCTTGATATCTGGGTGGTGGTCTGCCTTCTTGTAATCGTAAGGCCACATTTTGCCGGAGTTTGGTTTAGATATATAAGCCATTATTCTTCCTTAAATTTGTTTTTAACTTTGGTGAACTCTTCCATCAACTTCTTGAACCACTCAGGATCCCGTGACTTAGCCTCGTCAAACAAAGACTTGTTGGCCTTGAACACAGCCATAACATCCTGATCCTTTTCCGCAAAACCCAGTAGAGTCGTGGTCGATGCCCATACGGCCTCAAACCAGTCAGGCTCATTAGCGTCGGGCTTCATAGTTATTTTGATACCCCAATCCTTTGGCGCATCCTCTACCTTCGGTGCTGGCTTAGGCTGGGGCTTAGGCTCTGTCTTGGGTTCGACCTTGACGCTACCCGTCGTAGCATCGAGGGCGTCATGCTCGACAATCTCAAAGGCGGCCGTCCATAGATAGCGACGCAGATAGGTCTGCACAGCACCAAGGTTCTGCACATCATGGCAACCCTTGAGTTCAGCCTTAGACATAGGGGAAGTGAATACTATGCAGTCATTGGTTTCAACGTCATAGATATTCAGATAGGCCAAGTCATTGGTGTATGACACCACGCCGCACAGCCCAACCTCTTGGCAGATCTTCTGAATCGCTGGTAGGAAATCCCCAAGTTCAAAGTATTCGTACCCTGCAAACTTATTCTTGCCGGACTTGGTTAACTTCGTGTTCTGAAGTATGACCCTAGCGGACTGTAACTTCTTATAAACGCTCACTCTGTACCTCCATTAATTTTTGTAAGTAATGGGCGGCTTTCTCCAAATCCTGCATCCCGCCCTTCTCCTTGTACCTAGACACATACTTAACTACACACCCCTCCAAGTAACCTAAGTTATTAGAAACAATGTAATCCCAAGGCTGGATCGCCTTATTCTTGTAGTGCTCCCCGCCTACCTGTTCTTCGTTGGCTAGCCTTGGAATATCGATATTCCGAAGTTGCTCTAGCGTCATACGTTCTCCAAGTATTTGTCAGCCAAACGAGCCGCTGAATTAACAACCCTTGCAAATATGTCTGCGGCTTCCTCTGGAGAACATTGGTATTCCAATGGGTCAGGAATCATGTTTGGGTTGGCGGCAAGAGCCAACATAAAGTCATAGATCATTTCGGTTCTAGTTTTCATTTACTCTCCTGATACTCGCGCCATTGCTGGCAACGATGGTTGACTGGGCAGAAAGTTTCACACCGAGTGCGACTGCCCGGACGCACTTCGATCTCGTAACCCTTACCGGCCTTCTCCAAGGCGGCACTGGCTTCAGACTCAGACTCATGGACAGACTTAGCCCGGACACCGCCGGTCTTCTTGACCGCCCACATGGTTGGCTTTTCCCACATCTCATCAGGCGTACAGGGGGGCAAGTCGCTGTCGGTCTCCATCGCAAACTCACAGGCCGAATGCTCATTGATACGGCTACGGATAAAGGCAAGCCGCTCTTCCATCGGCCATAGTTTTATGGGGATCTCCTTGATCGGCGCCTCGGGGTATCCCTCACGATTAGCGGCATCCCTGCGGTTCCAGTCACGGATGATGGCTACGATACCCACCGAGGTCACGGGCGTCTTCTTGACCGTCTCCACAAGCCACGCATAGATGTTTAACTGGTGCTCCCACTCGATCTTCTCGTTCATCACCGCCCATGCTGAGGTGGTCTTGTAGTCACGGATATCAATCCCGGCCTCATTGATGATCTGTAGATCGATCGCCCCGGAGATCTTCCAGCCATCTACCTCGGCATGGAGGCGCTCCTCGACCCTGTGGTTGTCATCCTTGCCATGCTCTAAGACGCCGTGGACGGCCGTGCCAAAGATAGACCAAACCATCTCCGAGACATCCTGCTCGATCTCGTCATCAAACTTCTTGGTCAGGGCTACGATCTTGGGGCTGTTGATTAACTGTGTTACTGAGAGGTGCGCCTTGCCCTTGGAATAGGTAGGCCGGTGCAAAATGTTGACAAAGGTTTGCGGTATGTTGAACCGATTGGTAAGTTTCAAGTTTTTCTCCTAGCGATAGACAACTGAATTATCATGTAAAATAAATACCATGTCAACAGGTTGTACCCATTGAATGTCATCTGCTATAAAATCTCACTATAACACCTGTTACAGTGAGAAATCTAATAAAATCAATAACTTAGGAGAAAATTTTTGCATATTCAACTGTTACTACCTTGGATACCTAGCGTTAACCACTACTGGGGGCAGGTAGGAAAGAGAAAATTTATTGGGAAAAAGGGCAAGGAATTTCGTATGGCTGTAGCAGAGGCGGCGGCCGATGCCAACGTCGAGGCGCTCGAAGGTAGGCTGGCTATCCATGTGGCGCTCTTCCCTCCAGACAAGAGGAAGCGGGATATTGATAACGTACTGAAGGCTTTGCTAGACGCCTTGGAGCACGCAGGCTGTTACGAAAACGATAGCCAGATTGATGAGTTACACGTCATCCGCCAAGAGGTAAAGAAGGGCGGCGCCTGTACCGTCATCATCCTGCCTATAGATTAGCCATCTCCCTCAAGGACTTCAGTTCTACGTTCTGTAGGATCTCCCGCTCAATAGTCTTGAGTTCCCTGATCTGCTCGGCTTTCTCTGAAGCAGACATCTGATCAGAGGCTGTGACCCGGGAAATTTCCCGACGGATATCGGTCAGGTTCTTGGTGATTCTATTGACCGCCTTAGCCATCCCAACACGAGTGAGGTTAGTCTCATCGGCCAAGAACTCCTCGATCTCATGGGGGCTGCGTTTCTTCAGATCGTTCAGGGTATTGACGGCCGTAGATACCTCATCCCGTAGGACGTAGAAATCATTCTTCAGGGCGGTCTCGTACTCCTTCGACACGAACCCACTGGTGCCCGGCAGGGCAGCCACGGCCTCCATAAAGGACATAGCGGGTCTAGGAACCTCAGGATCGTTGTGTAAGGCGAAGTTAGTCATGTACAGGGCCAGCCCCCCTGCCGAGCCAAACATCCCCCGTATCAGGTGATCTGCCGCAATCGGGGAGATCAGCCCGGTCTGCCCAAACCACTTAGCCAACTCCGATGTGCTGTCGTTGAACTGACGCTCAGTCTCAAGACCCTTCTGATAGGTTCCAACCAGAGGGCGGCCTTGGAAGAAATTGTAGTTAATGCCGACTTCAAATGCCGGTTTAATAGCCTGCGGGAAAACGGTCGGGCTAAGTAGGGCGTTACCCAAGGCAGCCTTCATGGAGTCCCTGAACTTGCGACCATCTGATGCCCCGTTGTCGGTCATAAGCATATACATATGTTCAGTAACAATCTTCGGGATAGAGAAGATGTCTGAACGAATTGGGATCGATAGCCCTGTCCCGGGGATCATGAACAGGCGATCACGCATGACCGAGGGCTTATTCAAATAGTCCTCGTCATCCCCAATCAACATGGCGTAGATCAAGGATAGGGTCATCACAGAGGCCGTGGTGGCCGCCAAAGTCCCGAGGGCTGCCTTACGCTCAGTCGGGGATATACCCACCCCTGAGATCGTTCTATAGGCTACGTGCTGGGCTGCTAGGTAGGCATTAAAGAACGGGATTATCTGACCGGCAATAGCCAACTCTTTACTGCTACCACGGTTACGGAAGTTAATCAGGTTAAAGGCTTTCTCAAT